GGCCACCGCGGCTGCCGCCCGGTCCAGCCAGCCGGTCACGTCCTGCAGAGCCGGGTCGAGCTTGTCCTGGAAGTCATCGATCAGCGGCTTAAGGTTGGTCTCGGACGATCGGATGATCGCGGCTAGGTCGTTGCCCCAGCGGATCGCGTATCCGCCGCCGTTGGGGTCAATGAACGGGGAGACCAGCTCGCCGCCCAGGTCGCGGATGGCGGCCTTGATCGAGTCCTGAGTACCGACCCACTGCTGCTTGATGTTCTGGGCTGCGCCGCCGAAGCGCGCCTCCATGCCCTTCACGATCGCGTCGAACGCCGTGTTGACGTCCAGCGCACCGCCCGTGACCATGTCGCGGACCTCTTGCGAGGTCTTGCCGAGCTGCTGGCCGATCAGAGTGGCAGCATCGATACCGTGCGCGCCGAGCTGGTCGAACGTGACTGCAGAGATCTTGCCCTGCGACACCATCTCCGCCAGGGTGTCGGACACCTCCTGGATGTCCGTGTCCGACCCGCCCATCGCCGCGACGGCATCGTTGATCGCCTGCAGGGTGGGCACGACCTTGTCGGCCTGCACCCCGAACGACAGGAGCTGCTGCTGCGCCTGGATGAACACACCCTTAGCGAATGGCGAGTTGCGGACGAACGCGTCCAGCTTGTCCATCTGCTCGTTGGCCGCCTGGGTGCCACCCAGGATGGTGGTCAGCGCCGCCCGGGAGGTCTGCTCCAGGACGTTGAACTCCACGCCGGACGCCAGGGTCTTGGCCGCCAGGAACGACAGCGACGCACCCACCACGGTGGACGCCACCCCGAATGCGGTGCTCACCGCGCCGGTGAAGGCCCGACCCAGGCCGGAACCGATCAGCCCACCCTGCTTGGTCGCCTCGCGAGTGGCCGCGCCGCCCGCCTGGCCGACCTCGCCCGGCAGGCCCCGGAGCTTGGAGTCCCACTGCGGCGAGCGCAGCGTCAGTGTGCCGTAAAGGTCACCGATATTGAGACTCATGCTGGCTGCCCTCCGCGGGTGGGTTCAGCAACCAGTAAAGCCTGTGATTACGGTCAAAAGCAAGCGAAACTAGGCGGAGCCGGAGCCAACGCCACGAGCGCCGGTGGAGGATGCCCGGTTCCCCGAGGTCGACACCGAACGCCGGGTGGAACTCCACCTCGATCAACGACCAGTACTGCAGGATATCCATCCAGCCTAACGCTGAGCCCGGCTGGGCCAGCGGGTTGTCGGACTCGTCCCGCCTCAGCCCTGTGGGGCCGTGGGGGTTTGCGGCTTCTTCGGCTTCGACTTCTTCTTGTGATCTTGGGGTTTGCGGCGTGCGACCTCCTTTGCTGCCGCCGCCGCTGCGGCTTCCCCCTGCTCCAACACCCCCGCCAGGCGCAGGTTCTCCGCGTGCTCCGGCCCCATCGTGTAGTAGGCGTAGGCGTACCGGAACAGCTTCTGGACCTGTCGCAGTGAGAGCTTATCGGCCAGCATCGTGTCGAAGGTCTCGTCGGACAGCAGGTGGCGCATCAGGGCCTGCTCGCCCGCGTCGTCCAGCTGCAGTGATGCCACCTCGTCCGGGTCTACCGGCAGGCCGAGCTTGACACGCTGGGCGATCTCGTTCATCGCGATCAGTCGCAGGCCGAAGTCGGCATCCGGCGATGGGATGTGGTACAGCTTACCGTTCGGGCCGACCAGCGTGAGCGAGTCGTCGTCCAGGTAGTCGCTCAAGTCTTTGAGCACTTGACTCCTCCAGGCGGGTATGGGACTGGCCCCGCAACCGGAGCCACGGGGCCAGTCTATCAGGGCTTGACTGCTGGGAACTACACCAGGGAAGCCGGGTGGGTGATCGCCGTACGCTTGCCGCGTCCGGAGAGCGTGACCGTGACCGTGTCGAGCGCGGTCTGGTTGCCGCCGTCCTCTTCCCACTGGACCACGGCGTAACCCTCGTAAGCCTCAACCCGGGGGCCGTTCGGGGTCATCTCGTACCAGCGGACATGCACGACGCCGGTCTCACCCTCGAACTCGTCTGCGGCGAGCCTGAGGGCCTCCTGACCGGGGTCGTACGTCGTGGGGTCGGCGGCCGTGACCTTGCGAACCACCTTGACGGTGCCTCCCCAGGCCAGGCCGGTCACGGCGGTCGAGCCGTAACCACCCGAGTCGAAGTCTCCGTCGTCCTGAGTCGTCGCGGAGTTGGCCAGCTTGCATTCCTGCACTCCGAAAACACCAATCCAAGATGGTGTTGCCGTAGCCGACGTGTCGATGTCGAGCCACCACTTCCGGTTGACCGTGGGCGCACCGAGAGGAACCCGGGGGATGGAAGTGTCTGCCATCTGCGAGCCTTTCTAGTATCTGTGTGCGGTTGGTCGATGGACCGTGAGGAAGTAGTTCTGAGTGCCAGTTTCCCGACCGTCAGGGCCTTGACCGAGGTAACCACCCGAGTTACGCTCAACAGACACTACCGTCACGCCACCAAGTAAACCAACGTCCCTGCCCTGCAGCAAGTCGAACAGCTCCGAGTCGATCTCCAGGTAGTCGGCGTAGTGCGGCGTCCGGATCTTGAACTGCACCGCAACCATCGAGTCGGACAGTGTCGGGTCGTCCCATGGGTAGTCGTATGAGGCGATCGCCACCTGCCGCTTCGGGGCGTCCGATGGGGTGCCCGCCACCAGCAAGCCAATCCCGGAGAACCCGGTGGGGTAGGACTCCGCATACGCTACGTCGAGGTTGGTCTCCGCCTCCCACTGCTGCGCCAGCCCGACCAGCAGCGCCCTAGTATCGAATGTCACTGCCCTACCGCCCGTTCGAGGTACTGTTGGAGGATAGCTGTCACCTGGGCGCGCTTCGCGTTCATCGCCCGTTCCAGGTACTTGGCCGTGCGGCCCGGCGCGTGGTGCAAGCTGAGGTCCTCGTGCAGCCAGGCCGCCTGCCCGTCAAAGGCTGTGTCGTCGTAGGAGATAGCGGCGACGCCTTCGTCGGCGTCGACCGAGGTCGCGCCGGTGGACTCGAACCGGCCGGTGAGGAACGGGACGTGCCGGTTGGACTCCGCCAGGATGACCTCGGCACCGGCGAACAGCGCCTGCGCCCGCGCCTGGTGACTGGCCTGGATCGCCTGCTCGATCCGCCACTCCGCGTAGAACCCGCTGGCCATCAGCCCGGCCCCAACAGTGCCAGCATGGAGGACGGCCAGCCCGCCAGGTCCCACACCTGCACCTGCACCACCTGGTAGGCGTCCAGCTCACCGGGCAGGGTGACCAGGCTGCCGAGCACGAACTGCGGGCCAAGCTCTGCCGCACCGTAAACCTCGGCCGTCGACACCGCCACCGCCCCAGAGGGGGTGATGTATCTCTTCCCCTGCTTAGTCACCATGACCTGCGGCACCACGACGGGGTCAGCCGTGATAGGGCCGTCCTGCCCGTCGCCGGTCCGGGTCTGCACAGTCACGGAATGCTGCAGCATCTCCGCGAATACTGTGTTGAATGTGTTGGCCACGGGGTCAGCCTATCACTCGGCCGGTTCCACTGTCAGCTGCACCTCACGCGTGCCGTCCCACAGCGACACCGAACCTGCGAGCTCGTCCGTGCCGTTCCACCAGTGTGCCGTGACCTGGGCGTGACCGGGGCCGGTCAGCACCGCCTTCGCGTGGTCGAACAGCTGCTGCGGGTCGGCCGGGGCGCGCCCGCGGTCCAGGGCGACCGCCACTGCGTCCGCCAGTGGTTCTGCGTTGTTGGTCTCCAGCCCACCGGCCGGGGCGGTCTCCAGGTCCAGCTCGACCTCGTCGGTGCCGCCCAGGGAGTCGGTGGCGAGCGCGGTCGCGTCGGTGGCCGAACGGGCCAGCACGGCCGCTGCCTGGTCGGACAGTGCTACCGCGTCCGCCCCGGACCCGGCGTAGTCGGTCGCCGCGACAACCGGGGTGTCCATGAAGTAGGCTACGTCGTTGACCGTGACCGGCACGGCCAGGAACCTAATGTCGTTGACCGCGGCCTGCTCGAACTTGGTGTCCGTGCCGCCTGCGTACAGCAGCTGGATGTCGCCCAGGTCGCCGGTGCCGGTCACCGCCTGGTTGGCCACTAACACACCGTCCAGGTAGACCCGCAGCTCGGTCTCGGACAGGGTGCAGCAGACGTGGTGCCACTCGCCGGTGAGGGTGGCGGGAACCGACGTGGTGTCGGTCAGGTGGCCGTTGGAGTCGTGGTACTCGGACTGCAGCGCTGCCGTGGTCGGCCGGTACAGGGTCAGGGCCGTGTGCGCGTCGTGGGTCGACTTGACCTCGATCAGGTCACCACTGGGGCCCGTCCAGTTGACCGCCTTCGCCCAGCACATCAGGGTCGCGGTCTTGGACCCGGAGAAGATGACCTCGTCCTCCAGCTTGACAGCCGGGTTGGTCGGGTTGCCCTGTGCGGCGAAGGCATGCGGGGCGCGTCCGGCGACCCAGCCGTCCGCCTGCGTGGTGCCGTAGTGGCCGTTGCCGGAGTAGTCCACCGCCTGGGTGCCGGTGCCCTCATCGGCCGCCCACG